CTTCATGAAGAAGTCTTCGGTCCCGATTGACAGCCAAAACGAAAAGTTATGGCTGCCTCTCAGGGTCTTGGAAGCAATTCCAGGAGCCGTTGGGACAGCGCCTAGAGTGCCTTCCTACGTCTGCGTCTTGCTGTTCAAGGGTCGTTTTCCACGAAGGTTGCGATCCATCCTAAGAGGATGGAAGGCTTCCAAAGTGGAAATCGAAAGGATCAATGAGAGATGGTCATCTCTCATTGGCGCACTTACCTTGGTTTCTCCCTTCTGGTCCCTTCATGAAAATGAGAGGGACAAGAACGGAGTTAAAAAGTTGTTGGTCTGGTTCCTGAAATCTGTTAAGACTTCAGGAATAGACTGGGTGCATAAAAGGCTAGGATCCATGTACGATTACTCAAGACATTTGTCTGGAGCACCCGTAGAAGAATCCACACGCCCGGAGATTGATTCTGGTACTCCCGGTTTTTCAAGAGATGGGACCTTCAAAGGTTATCCATTCTTCAAAAACACTTCTTGGCATTTGCTCAATGCAACTGACAAGGAGGGTTGGACTATTGAGGCCCACTGGGCTTTTTCCTTAGGAAAAAGAGCAAGGGGCTTTCCAACTCAAAACGAGAGAATCAAATCTTTACTCAAATTCAAAAAGAGGACTTTGACTCCAAGCCCTGAGGGCTTGGAGGTCAAAGAACCCTACCTTTTTGCCAAGGAGTATGTTAAGGGTTTCAATCCTAATCGGGTTCGAAACGCCATGAACATACACATCTCGGATTCCACGGCAGCTTGCCTGGAGTATCCGAGACTGAAAGGCGGAAGGCATCAGTTTCATAAGGACTGCGTGGATAAAATGTGTCAGAGTTATGCGGTATTCCGCACAACTGATGAACCATTGTATCTTCCTTCAGGGAAGGAATTGAAAATTGACCCAATATTCCTAAAGGAATTTGATGGGGAAACAATTCTCAACGGCAGTATCCTAGTTCAACAACTAGGAAATTCTGGAATGATGATTGAATTTGCGTTCTCCTATTGTCGGTCGGATCCTGATATACCATTTAGGTGTACCACGGAGCCGTATGCCGTGTTTGATGGTGAAGATGAAATTTTCGCCATCTACACGGAAAAACCGCAATATGAATGCACTGATCCAACTTTTTTGGTTCCGAATGAGTCTCGAATGGACACCGTCGATGACGACGGTGGAAAAGCGAGAGTCATTGGAGTGACCAAGGCATGTTTGATTGACCTACAACACATTTTCAGGACAGCCATTACGGCTCTCTTGAATTGTGATTACTCGGTTCCATCCTTATCAGACGAAGGGTTGGGGAAGACGGCAGACCGTCTTCTCCTTCCCGATCCTCCGTTTGATTCAGCGGACCTAACCGCAGCCACGGACAATTCCCCAATTGAGGAAGTCCGTGCCCTTGGGTTGGGTGCCGTTGAACAAATGGAGGAGTCTGGGATGGTCCCTCAATGGTTGATCGGTAATTTGAAACCGATACTGGAATGTTCCCTGAGACCAACTTTGGTCCAGGGTCCAGTTTGGTGGCCAAAGAACCGGAAGGGAGATTTTCCCTTTACCACAAAGAGATCTGTTCCGATGGGACAGGCTCATTCGTGGGTACTCCTTTGCCTGGGGCAACTGTATCATCGAAAGAGAACCTCTTCTGGCCAAAAGTTGGAAAGAAAGGTTATCTGCGGTGACGACTCTTGCTCAAGCGGGGGAACCATAGAATCCTACTTAGGATTTCGTGATTCCTTACGGAGTTCGGGATATGAAATCTCTAACGGAACTGATGTGATATCAAACCTCTGCATTCAGTATACAGAGAAATTGACTGTTCTCATCGAGTCAGGAGAACGCAGGTTTCTTAGAAATGTGCGTTATCCTCCCGTTAAATCACTTCTTAGTAAAGTACCTCCTACAAGGGCCCCTCAAGTGAGGGGTTCTCGTGAGAAGACTACTATATCAACCAGAGGGGCGGCAGCTCAGTCCGCCACTCTCTGGCTAAACCTTCCATTTTCAATAGAAGGTTATGCGGAGAGGGTTAGACACGCGGCTACCGTTCTGAGTTTGTTCGCCAATCATGCGCTTATCAAAAAGGCGAAGAAATACGATATACCACTGTGGCTCCCACGGGAGTTTGGTGGTCTCGGATTTCCTCACCCTGATGGTAAACCCTTATCCCACGTACGACCATTCTTCCTCAAGGGTCTAAGTTCTCTACTATCAGATAATAGGAACCTGGACTACATTCTCAACTTCAGAACCCTTGGGTCTCATTGGCATACTCCTGTTAGAAGCATTGCTTCACAGGAGACCAGGAGACTCACGGATTCTTGGGTTGGGAGTGTATTTACCATGGGAAGGAAGATTACCCAGTTACCTGATCTACAAGCCTCAACGGACCTCTCCCTTTGGGAAAGGCCTGTTTGGCTTGATGTTCAGCAATTCTATGAGCTTGTTTTTAACGAGCCCCTAGAAAAGAATAACTGGGACCAATATGATAGGTTGAAGAATTACCTATTTGAGTCCACTGGACTCAAGTGGGTTCCCATCAAGCAAGTTCTTGATCACATAGAAGCGACGTTCAGAAATGAGCATCTCTTCATGGATGTGACCAAGAAAGAGCCTGATGTACCCTCATTCGGACGGGTGAGCAAACGTGTTCACCAGTTCTATAAGAGTATAATTCGAAAACAACCTAATCCAAATTGGAGGTCGTATCGCAGCAAGACGACAGAAGATCTCCTTAATGTTTTACACTGGAGACAGAACTTGGTTCTGGTCTGTGCAAACTTACCTGGACTTGAGAAACTCAAGTCTAAGTATTAAGGAGAATGATGGTATTTCTACCACGCGCTGTCACCGGAGTTATGAATTCCGGCGAGAGGCAGCGACCGTTCCCCCCTCTGAG